TTACGGCTGGGATGCAGACCCGTGGGTTTGGGTGACAGAGTTTGAGAGGATTAGCAGGGAGGAGGCTGTGGAATGACAGAGAGAGAAGTGATTGAGATATTAAGAAATAATTTCCCAAAAACTTGCAAAATGGTTGGCGGAAGATATAAGGGTGGATTTGACGACATTGAGTGTGAATTTGGAAAGGCTCTTTTATTATCAATATCCACATTACAAGAAATTCAGAAATACCGTGCAATCGGCACAGTCGAGGAATGTTGGGAGGCTATGGAGCGGCAGAGGGCAAAGAAGCCCGTCGAGTACGAAGATAAATATTATGGATGTCCTGTCTGCGATAATGTATTACTGCATAAGTGGGAAAGATACCCTGTGACGCTTGTGGATAAGAGAAACGGACTTCCGTACTGCCTTAGCTGCGGGCAGGCTATTGATTGGTCTGAATAGGAGTGGAAACGCGGAAATGAGGTGATGCCTATGCCAAAGGAGCGGGATTTGAAGATGGAGAAATACAGCATATCGGGGAACAGGTATAGGGAATTGAAATATTTCTGCCGGCAGTATCGGGAAAAGCAGTCGCGTCTGCAGGCGATGACGGAAATCAGCACGTCAACAATACGGGAGGGCGGGAGAAGCGGGAAGGTTCCGGATGCAACGGCGGACACAGCGATTCGTCTGGAAGGTTTGAGGAAAGATTTGGAGCTGATAGAGCAGGCGGCGTTTGAAGCGGGGGAAGAACTTTACAGCTACATAATCAGCAATGCCGCGGATGGGATACCATACGAATATTTGGGTGCGCCGATTGGACGGCGGAAGTTTTATGAAATACGACGAAAATTTTTCTTTATTCTTTCTTCAAAAAAAGGGTAACAAAGAGGACGTACTTTCGTGATAGTATGGTATCGTGGAATTTTTGCAGAGGGCGCATTCTGCTGTTGGGCAGGGGCGTCTTTTTCTTTTGGGAAGGGGGCGGAGGCATGGACTACCAATGTGCGAAATGGAAGAAGAAGCGGGCGAAGATACTGCGGCTGGATGGATACAGGGACGTTGTAGCGGGGTGGTACGGGAGGACAGCGGCGGCGCAGATGGTACATCACATTTACCCTGCGGAAGAATATCCCGAATACGCCTATGCGGACTGGAACCTGATTTCCGTCAGCTATTCCACGCATAAGAAGCTGGAGAACCACATGACGGGCGGCCTGACGGAACTGGGAAAACAGCTGATGCGTTCAACTGTTCCGGGGCAGGACTGGCGGAAGAAAAAAGCAATCCCCCCTCCCTTTTGAATTTTGGACCGGCATGCCGCTACTGCGGGGGTGGAGCCTTTTCCAACTCCGGGGGATTGTGAAAAAAGGGGGGAGCTGATGAGAGAGGAACTGAAAAAACGGACAAAGACAATTCTGGCGCGGACACGGAACAACATGAAAAAAGCGGGGACGTACCGCAGGGAATTTGAGGACAGCATGGAGCGGTATGCGGACCTGCGGGTGCAGTATGATGTGCTGAAGGAACGGTGGTATGAGGAGGGATGCGCCATTACGGAGGAGTATACCAACAAATCCGGCGCAGCCAACCAGAGGAAAACACCGCTTTATCTGGCGATGGAAACGCTGCGGAAGGAACTTCTGGAACTGGAAAACATTTTCGGGCTGACGCCGAAAGGCCTGAAGCAGATACACTCCAAAACAATGGAGGACAAGAAGGAAAGCGCGCTCGGGAAAGCGTTGGTGGAGTTAGATGGGGAAATATAAAAACTGGGATACGGTAATAACGTATGCGGAGGGCATTGTTTCTGGCCGGATACTGGCGAATGAATACCGCGTAAAGGGATGCCGTAGGTTTTTGGACGACCTCAAAAATCCGGCCTATGACTTCCGGCCGCGCGACGCGGAGTTCTGCATCGGAATCATAGAAAAGACCATCTGCCACCAGCAGGGGGAGCAGATGGACGGCATGCCCCTGCGCGGCAGTCCCTTCCTGCTGACGGATTTCCACAAGTTCATCATTTACAATCTTCTGGGCTTCAAGCTGGCCGGTACGAATATCAACCGCTTTCATGAGGCTCTTATTTTTATCCCGCGTAAAAATATCAAAACCAGCTTTGCGGCGGCACTTGCCTACGCGCTGGGGCTGCTTTACCGGCGGAGCGGTTCAAAGATTTACGTTGTGGCGGCGGCGCAGAACCAGACTATGGAAACCTTCCAGTTCCTGAAATACAACATTGTGCGGCTGGGGGAGGACAGGGAGCGCGGCGGGCCGTTCCGCATCATTGACAACAACAACGAGCATTCCATTTCGGCAGAACTGGGCGGCGGGATGTTCAGCCTGAAAGCACTGGCGGCAAACCCTGACGCGCAGGACAGCTTCAACTGCAACATTGCGATAGCGGATAGATTTTGTCCCCTATGCCGGTGACGACATAGTGAAAATCGGTCAAAAACGGTGAACGCTAAAACTACATATTGCGATATATGACGAATAGTGTATAATCATCTTGGAGATGATATACATGGAAAAAAGTGGAATATACGCATTACATAATAATAAAAGTGGTAAAGTTTATATCGGACAGACAAAAGACTTAACTCGACGAGAGAAAGATCACTTTAGAGAACTCAGAAAAGGCACACATCACAATAAATATTTACAAAGGGCATATAAAAAATATGGAGAGTCAACTTTTCGATTCATTGTTCTTGAACGATGCTCGGTAGAGGAATTGGACGAAAGGGAGAAACACTGGATTAGTCAAATGAGGACAATGGACGCAGAGAACGGATATAATCTTGAAGGAGGTGGAAATGTAGGAAAAGAGGTAAGCGAAGCCGTAAGAAAGGCAAAACGTGGTGAAAAGAACCCGATGTATGGAAAGCATCTTTCGGCAAAGCACGTTGAAGCGCTAAGAGTAAAAAATAGATGTCACAATAGCACTTTAACGGAGGAATCAGTAAAAAAGATAAAAGAAAAACTGCTTGCAGGGATGCCAGCAACTCAAATAATGCAGGAGTTTGGCATTTCAAGAGATATTTTATATAGTATCCGAGCGGGAAAAAATTTTGGCTGGGTAAGGGAGGATTTAACGAAAGCCTTAAAGGAGAAAGAGAACAAAGAAAAAGAATCTCGAAACCAGAGAATATTAGAAATGGAAGCGAATGGAGTTAGCAGAAGACGGATAGCTGAAGAACTTGGCTGCGAGCCATCAACAGTTACAAGAATTATTGGTAAACGATCCAATCGCTTTATTAATTCAGAGGAAAAAGAAAAGTTAAAGCAGTTAGTGGTAAAAGATTTTTTATCAAATATGCCAAGGGAAGAAATTATTTGTAAATATAATATAAGCCAAAGTACTTATGTGAAGATGATAAGTGATGCCTATAACGAGAGAAGAGAAAAGGACATCAGAAAGGCGATTGCGCTGCGAAAACAAGGCGTTATGGTGAAAGACATAGCAAAACAACTTGGATACGCAAGAGTAACCATTTCAAAATGGACAAAAGATATGTAGTCATGTGAATACCGTGATAACCATAGCAACTAAAGCGGCTATGACATTGTAGAGCATAGGGATTGAACCTGTGCTTTTCCATTTCCAGAAAAGTATAGAATAAAATATCCCCACGAGTGACCGACACCCTATATGGGTGATGATATATGCCGAACTTATGGGAAACTATAAGAAGCCTGGGATAAAAAGCCTTGGCGATAACAAAATTGGAGATTCATGCCTTCAAGAAGCCGAAGCAGTACAACCTGTTCAAGGAGGCGATGAAGGCATACACAAACAAGCTGATGATTGGCATTTCCACGGCGGGCGACGACCCGAACAGCTTCCTAGCGCAGCGGGTGAAATACTGCAAGCGGGTGCTGGACGGTGAGGTACGGGACGAACAGTATTTTATCTTTATCTGCGAAGCTGACCCAGTGAAAACAGAGGGCGGGAAGGAATTTGTAGATTATACGAACCCAAAGACGCATGAAATGGCCAATCCCGCCTATGGCATATCCATACGGCCGGAAGAAATCCTAAATGATGCGCTCCAGGCACAGAACGACCCACAGCAGCGGAAGGATTTCCTTGCAAAATCGCTGAACGTATTCACATCGGCGATGGAAACCTATTTCGATATGGCAGAGGTCACGGCATCGGACGGGGCCTATTCCTGGACGCTGGAAGAGCTGGCGAAGCTGCCGGTTTCCTGGTACGGCGGGGCAGACCTTTCCAAAATGTACGACCTGACCGGGACGGCACTCCATGGGCGTTATGAGGGTGTGGATATCAGCATCACGCATGGATTTATACCAGTTATGCAGGCGCACATCAAGGCAGATGAAGACAATATCCCGTTTTTCTGGTGGCAGGAGCGGGACTGGCTGACGCTGTGCAACGATGAAGTCATACGGTACGATGATGTGGTGCAGTGGTTTGTGAAAATGCGGACGGCGGGCTTCAAAATACGCTGGGTGGGCTATGACAAGCGGTATTCCCGCGAGTTTGTGATGAAGATGAAAAAGGCCGGTTTCAAAATGCGCGACCAGTCCCAGCGGTATGTGGAAAAGACGGAGGCGTTCCGGGAGATTGAAAAGCAAATCAAGCAGCGGAAATTTTACTATCTGGGCAATAAGGCGTTTGAATACTGCATCGGGAACGTAAAGGCCGCAGAGGACAGCGACGATTTTGTCCGGTTTGAAAAGGTGCAGCCAACGCTGCGGATTGACTTATTCGATGCGGACGTGATTGCTGCAAAGCAGATGCTGATTGACATGGAGAAAAGCCAGAAGGCAAGCGACTGGCTGAAATAAAGGAGTGGTGCAGGATGGGAAAGAGAAAACAGGGCGGCAGGAAAACGAGGGCGGAACCGGCGGGAAAGGCGGTGTCCTTCCTCTGCTCCCCGGCATCGTATGACGTGCTGTGCGGGACAGGCTACACAAAGCTGTCACAGAATCCTGAAATCATTGCGGCGGTGAATAAGATTGCCGACCTGATTTCCGGCATGACGCTGCATTTGATGGCAAATACAGAAAACGGAGATGTACGCATACGAAATGAACTGTCGAAAAAGGTTGACATTTCCCCAAACTGCTTTACGACACGCAAGACATTCCTTGCGGCGGTGGTACGGACGCTTCTGCTGGAGGGGGACGGGAACGCGGTCGTCCTGCCCAAAACGGAACGGGGGTATCTGGAGGATTTGACGCCCGTTCCGGCGGAGGCGTTTTCCTTTGTGCCGGACGGGGATGGCTATCAGGTTGTTGTAAACGGGAAGATGTACAGCCCTGCGGACGTGCTGCATTTCGTGCTGAACCCAAGCCCGCGGGAATACTGGCGGGGGACAGGCTGCCGCGCCACGCTGAA